GCCCAGCTTTATCTATCATTCTTTGTGACTCTCTATCTCTATATTCTCTATTTAATCTGGATTTTTCCATATCAGGATCAAAACCAAATCTACTTTGAAGTAATTCGTCACTAATAAGATTTCTATCGGCTAATTGTATTAGTAGTGCTTTTTCAGTATCTTCATTACTAAGATCCATTCTATCAAATTCAATCTTAGCCGGATATCTGAATCCCATAGCCTTCTGAACAAGTTCAATTTCATTTTCCCAAAATTTAATTAATGTGTCTCTACCATATTGTAGTCTCTGTGTTAATGTTTTGAGGCTTATGAAATTATTTGTTGTGCCCGCTGCTCCAAATGTTCCCGTAAGAGTAGGAGGAATACCAAGTCCAGCATATATACTATTTAAATGTGGAGTATATTTACCTTCTCCTAAGAAGTTATGAACATTGGTATTGCTTTCTAATAATTCAATATCTGGACCCCATATAAGATCCATTGTTCCTCCTCCAACATTATTTCCAAGAATTTGAGCGAGTTTAGCTGTTGCTGCTTTTGTTGGGGCTATTCTGTGTTCTAGATTACCTAATTTAAAAATTCTTATATTGCTTATAGCACCATCTAAAGCTGCCATATCTGCTAGTTTAAGTTTTTCTATAACTGTGATATCGTCCATAATTGCATATATCATAGGATATGCCCAACTCTGCCAATCATCTTTTTTATAATGATATACTATAGTTTTATCTGGTTCTAAAGGATATGCTTTTTTTGTTTTTGCTGCTTGTATAATAGCATCTGGTAATGAGTCTATTATTTCTTTTTCAGCTGCTGTTTTAGGAGAATTAATAATTTTTCTTAATGATGCTGGTAAAATTAATTCATATCTTTTATTTTTTACAAATGATGATAGTGAGCCAGCAGCACATTCAACATATACAGGATCTATAAAAGTATATGCCCATGGTATTTCTTTTTTTTCTACTAGTATAGTCTCTGGATCTTTTATCTGTAAATCTGGAGATCCTATGCTTTTGTATAGATTATCAGTAACTTTTAAGCTTATTTTTGCTGTTTGTTTATGAATAATAATATTGCCAGTTTTATATAGATTATTTAAAAATCTCTCGCTTCTATCTTTTCCATTTATTTTTTTAAACCATGTTCTATAAAATTTTTCTATTCTTTTATTTTTATGAACAAGTTTTATGCCCTGAACGGCAAAATCGCCCATCAAATCTATAACATTTTTAACTAAGCCTATTCTCTGATAAATATCGTCTGCTCTGCGTATAATTAATTTGATTCTTTTTGGAACAGCTTCATCCGGTCTGAATGCATAGTAATCATTTCTTGTTAATCCTGGGCGACCACCAGTATTTCCATCTAAATTAGAAAAATCTATGCTATATCTTCTTCCAGATCCGTATGAGGCGGATGACGATTGTATGCCGGCAAACTCATCCAAAGATTCAGAAGATTTTTTAAGAGCCTCTTGCTTGCTTGATAAATCGTCTCCCCATGTGACATAAGCATCTTCTGGAATAGAAGAACTATTTTTGATAATATTGTTTTTTTCTGGTTTTCTAGGCATGTTCTATTTCTATTGTAATAGTATTATTAATTCGATTACTTTATTTTAATATATAAATTTATACACATTTATCTATAAATTCCCTGATAAATATTATCGTCTCCATTAACGTTAGACGTAAACCACTCGGGACCTTTATATAGTTGTTTATCTTTATTGTTAACTATATCTATCCTATTATCTCCTATAAGATCATAATTAACTGGCTGTAAAGACCTATTTATTTGTCTAGCTATCATATTTGCTATTAATAAAGAGCTATATCTATCTTTTCTTAGTCTTCCCTTTTTACCATTTGGTAATTTTACCTCTGGCGTGTCCCATCTGTCTCGTGCTTGAGGACCAGTACTAGTTTGTGTCATAACTATAGTTGTCAATTCATTTTTTAGTTCTTCTATTTCTAGAATACATTCGCTAACACTATCATATAATGGATTAAGATCAGAATCGATAATATTTTTTCCTTCTTTTTCCATAGCCAATCCGAGTGTTAAATTATCAAATTGTGGAAATAATAGTACTTTATCTTCTAGATCTTTTCTTAAACCATGATTAGCCTGACCTGTCCAATCAGCTTTTGCGAACTGGACTAATTCTAGTATATGTAATCCTTGTTGAGAGTCTGTATCCTTGCTCTTTTCATAATCTATCACTGGCCATATTAGTTGTTCATTTTCCTGTAATTTACCAGGATCGTGTAGCGCTTCTTCTATAGCTACTCCTCCTCCCTGAGCATCCATTCCTATTCTTATAGGTGGGAAAGTTTTCATAAGATCTCTAATTTTTCTAGCGCAAAAACTGTAGAAGTCATATTCTTTTACTAGTCCTATCTTCTGTCTTTCTTTAAAATTATTACGATTTGTTGCCCAACAATAGACAATTCTGGAATGCGTTGGATGAACTTCTAGTATCACTATACTAAAATTATCTTGTTCACTAGCAGGGTCTATTCCATAAACATATTGACAATTCTGATTGCCTTGGGTTATCGCATTAAAAATAATGGACTGATTATTTATTGTTATAGGTGGATAGTCTTTTACAACACAACTCTCTATGAGACTTCTTCTAAAGAATCCTTGACTATCATTAACAAAACAAGCCGCATACTCCATATTATAAATACCAACATGTATAGTAGCTTTTGCTCTACTAACTTGCTTATCATCCATGAAGCCCTTTGGTATTAATTCATATGGGATACGAATAATACTATAGTCTTTCCAATTAAAATTCGAAGGAACCTCGCCATTGAAAACATCTTCTAGTTTTCTGATATTGCCTTTGCTCTCAATAATACTCTTATATCTTTTCCAATACTGTGCAAAATGTTTGAATCCATAATCTGCTGTGCCACTAATAACAGCTTGGTTATTAATTTTTCTAGAAATTGAATCTAATTCTTTATTCCATATTCCAGCTGTTCTCATCGCTTCTTTTTTTGCTTCATCTTTCACGTTTTGTATTGGGCTTGCGCTAACAGCTGCGAATCCAGAAACAACGGTCTCGTAAATGTCCGGAGATATGCTGCTAAACTCATCAGCAAGAATAATATGTGCTCTTAAGCCTCTAATTTTGTCGCCATTACCTAATGGAATAGCAATAGCCCAGCTATCCCCTAGTCTTATAGTACATCTGTCAACATCTCTTCTTGGTCCATCTTCATTGCCATTAAAAATACTTCTTAATATAGGACTATTTTTCCATATATTTTCCATATATTCAAAAATAATTTTACTCTGTCTAAAAGCTGCTCCGACTATAACTACTTTTGTACCAGGGAAAAATGTGCATTTTAATACTGCGTATAATGCTAGTAGAAAACTTTTACTAAATCCTCTGCTACCAATTAACATAGGAAAGGGTCTGTCCCATATTTCTTGTAGAACAACTATCTGCATTGGATGAAGCTCTATATTAAAAATGAGCTTGCATGTAGATCCTAAATAATTTGGATCTTTTAGCATTCTTAATAAATGAAGATCTGGATTCTCTATATCTTCTTTAGTCCTATGTATCATAGGATTTTTACTTAAAGCTAAAGAGTTTAGATCTCCAAGACCTAACCATGCATCGTCAAAATTTTTAATATCAATCATTATTATTTTTTAATAATCTACGAGATGTTTTAATTGCTCTCTTCACTATCATAGACGCTATAGTTTCTATAAATGGTAGGTGTCTTTTTTCACTTTCTTCTTTTAGCCATGATAAAATTACTGGTAAGTTTGTCTCACACCAATCAACTCCTCTTTCATTCATTTCTATAGCGTGCTGACGACAAGAACAGTTTGCTGTACTTTTTATTCCTAAAGAACTTATCATACTGGTCAATATTGTTCCTGGACCATTAGGATCTTCTTCCAGAGTTCTTGGAAATTTTTTTCTTAATTTCATTGACATATCGTCTTTAATCTGATCGTACAACAATTCTTCTAGTTTTGATCTATTAACATTTCCAAGTTTTTCGTAATCTATTCCATATGCCAATAAGAAAGAACCAGGAATATTTTTTATAGTTGCCGATACTGATTTACTTGTTGGATTATCGTGATAAGTAATATCTAAAAAATCTATAAATAGTGCTGGTGGATTTACTAATTTGTTTTCATGATCTGTATATGGCGGCGGGTTAATGATAATAGGATTTTCAAGTTTCATTTGATTTTTTCCTTTCAATAGATGTTGTCAGATAAATTCTTTTTAAAATATATTCTGCTATTTTTTCTGCATTAGAGGCATTATTACAAAATAATACTTTAATATTATGTTTTAATTGCCAATCTAAGATATTCTTCATAATAAATGCTGGAGTTATTTTAACTTTATCCCACATTTTTTTAGGTAAATTAGAACCTATGGGATAATTTAAAACGTCGGTCATGCTAAATTCAAGTAGTAAAAATGAATATTTAAGTTGGGACAGTCGTGCTATAACATCTTTAAATCTTGGTTCAACAATATTATTTGCTATCTCATTAATACTCTTTTTTCTTTCAATAGCAAAAATTTCTTGTAGGCCATCTATACTATAGTCACCAGTGTCTAATTTTTTATTGGCCACAACATACTCTGAAAAAGACCATGGTTGTTGCTCTCTAGTATCTATTATAATTGTAAAATCTTGATTATTTATCATTAGATTTCTTATCCGCTATAATTTTAAAAAAAACAGCCTCATATGCATTTTCATTTCCTTCTATCATCTGGTGATGAAATTTGCATAATGTTATACCATTATTTATATTATATCTTAAATCTATGCTGTCAGCCCATCTTTTGATATGATGAACATGTAATTTTTTAGATGATAAGCACCCAGGCCACTGACATTTATGATGATCTCTTTTTCTTATACTATTTCTCCATTGTTTATATAGTGGATCATTATAATTCCTAAACATTTTGATAACTATTTATATCATGGTCCACCATCTCATGTACCAGCTCATCAAAAGATGTTGATGGTTTCCAGCCTAATACTTTTTGAGCTTTTGTTGAACGACCACATAAATAATCAACTTCTGCTGGTCTATATAAACTAGGATCTATTGTTATATATTGTTTATAATCTAAATTAGCATACTCAAATGCTTTTTTAACAAAATCTAAAGCTTTGTAGCTGGTTTCTGTACATATTACAAAATCATCGGCAAAATCTTGTTGTAGCATCAGATGCATAGCATATACATAATCCTTAGCATGGCCCCAGTCTCTGTATGACTGTAAATTACCGAGCTTTAATAATTCGTTAGTTTTGTTATTAATAACTTGGCCTATATATTTGGTTACTTTTCTTGTTAAAAAGTTTTCTCCTCGTCTGGGACTTTCATGATTAAATAATATGCCAGAGCAACAAAATAGATTATAAGCATCGCGATATATTTGCACTAAACGATGACTAGATAATTTAGCAACAGCATATGGGCTTTGTGGTAAAAATGGAGTATTTTCATCTTGGTATTTAATATTATTATCAATATCAAAATTTCTACCAAACATTTCACTAGTACTAGCTTGATAAAATTTTGTTGCAGATGATGCGGATTTTATACTCTCCAAAATATATAAAACCCCCATGGTATTAATATCAAATGTTGTTGTTGGCTGATCAAAGCTACTGCCAACGTGGCTCATTGCTGCTAGATTATAAAATTCATCTGGTTGGTATTTATGAAGGATATGATTAATAGATGATGGATCAGTAAGATCAAATTCTATTAAAGTTAAATTATGATGATGTATTATATTATTTATTCTTTGAAAATTATAGTTACTATTTCGTCTATATAATCCTATAACCTTATAGTCTTTTTCTAAAAGTAATTCGGCTAAATAACTACCATCTTGTCCTGTTATGCCTGTTATGATAGCTGATTTATTCATTATTTTTCTCCATTAATTCTGGGCTTAATAGGGGAAAGTCAACAATTCCATCCTGATATGAATGATATTCTTCTAATTTATTTTTTGATTTATTAGCGGCCATTGATAATATTTCCATTTCTCTTCCTTCTTTTTCTCTTATAGCCTCGTCTTCTAACATGCGTATCAAGCCAACCCAACTACTTTTTCCGTCTTCTATTCTTTTGATTCGTTGTTCTCTTGTTGCTTTGAGATCTTTGCTTATTTTTTGTTGCTCATTTAATAATTTAGTATATTCATTAGTATAATTGGCTATACTATTTCGAGCAAAACTGAGCTGTTGTTCGAGGTTGGCCAGTTTAGGAATATCACGATCACTTTCTTTTTTCTCATATTCTTGGTCAACAAGTTTTTGCAATTTTTCTGTTTCGCTGATGTGTCGTTTTCGTTCTTTCATAGAGCGATTAATTAATATATCAATTGTTATAAATTGTTTGATCTGTAGTTCTTCTGCTGGTAATACGTCTTCTCTGAATTGTTTTATCAGACTAACCCATGTATTTTCAAAATATTCTAATTCTCCGGTTTCTTTATCGAATTGTCTTGTTATTTCTTGCCAAAATGTTTTACTATGTAGTTTATCTTTTAAGGTATCGTATGCTATTTTTTCTTCGGGATCTGTTAATAAATTATTTTCATTAATATATCTTTTAATAGGATTAGAGTGTCTATTAAGTTTTTGGGCGATCTGATCAACAGATAAGCTATTAATATTCTCTCTTATAAAAGCCTCTTCATCAAGACTTAATTGTCCTCGTTTTTTGGAAATTCTGTCTGGTTCCAATTGTGCTCCTCCATCAGTTCCTGAATGTGTTTTTTAAGTTTGATTAATTCTGATTTATTAATTTTATGATTATGTTTTAATTTTAAATAATTTTCTCTAAATTCTGATCGTATATATTTATCTAAAAAGCTTATCAGATCAGAACTATCTGATGGGTTTTTATTCATACAAAATAGTGTTTGATCCTCGACGTAGGATGGCTTTGCAATATTTTTTTTAGCATTATTTCTCTTAAACCACGATGAGTATAGGTCGCACTCTGTTTTATCTATATATTTGGAACATTGACTTTGGGACACTTTATTTTTTGGATCATATAATGGACATGTTAAACACGGCTTGTCTGGTCTTTGATAGTTATTTCTTTTGTAGTTAAACAATCTATTTCTAACATGAGTCCACAAGAAGTTCTCTAATGGTCTTTTGTGATCGTAGTTTTTAAGTCCTTCTAGAGCAAATATAGCAGCTTGCTGTTTCATATCCTCAACACTATGATATCCAAATTTAAATTTATATGCTAATCTTTTAGTTATTTTATCTAAAACTTCTAGAAATTCTTGGTCAGAAACTGTTTGTTTATTTGGTGTTTTTGTTTTTTTCTTCATTGGCTAAAAGAATACTT